CAATAGAAAGGAAATATTATGAACCGAAGATATTTAAGAAATGAGGATATAATCCATCAGGAAAAACTTATTGATGATATTGATATTATAGGTGCAGGTGGAATAGGTTCATTTCTTCTGTTATTGTTAAGTAAAATGGGTTTCAAAAGAATCCATATATGGGATAATGATGAAGTAGAAGAATGGAATTTATCTACTGGTCTATTCTATAATAACAAGACAGAAGAGAAAAAAGTAAATCATCTAAAGCAATTAGCAAAAGATTTTGGAGATACGGAGAAGTTAGTAGCCAATGCGGCAATGTGGACAGATAAATATGATTTACATAATCGAGTGTTTGTCTGTCCTGATAATATGGAAGTAAGAAAAGAAGCTTTTGAGAAATGGACTAAGAATCCAAATCGAGAGTTCTTTATTGATGGTAGAATGGGTGCACTAGGAATGCAATGTGTATCTATTGTCAAAGGTAAAGAAGATTTCTATTGGAAAACTTGGTGTCCTTCTACCGAAGTGCCAGACGAACCCTGTACTATGAAGCATACTATCTTCACTGCCTCTATCATTAGTGGCATAATGGCAAACCAAGCATTTGCCATCATCGAGAATAAGTATTATGAACCAAACATAGTGCTTAATCTCGCTAATATGTTCTTGATGAAAAGATAATAATACAATACTTGCCTGTAAGATTATTTCTTGCAGGCAAGTATAAGGTATTTTTATTGTGTTATTTGGTTAATATATTCGTAATAAATGAAAGGAATTATTTATGTCAATAAACATTACAGTACAGCAAGTAAAACCTGTGTATAATGATTTACCCAAAGGAATTACTTGGCTGTTTTATGGTCAACCCAAAGTAGGTAAAACTACTGTAACAGCATCCTTTTCTCCCAAAGGAAGAGATGGTGTATTGTTGATAGATACTGACTTTGGTGCTGACTTCGTTGAGTGCAATAGGATAATAGTGGGTATGATAAATCCACCATATCGTCATAGTAAATCTAAAGTACCTATATCAGCTAAAGATTATTCGGCTCTAAATGATGTACAGAAACTTGATTATGAAGTTATTCCACCTGACCTTCGTAATATTTATGTAAGAACAGGAGACCCTGTCCCTGTTTATGCAATGAATGAAGTATTCAGTTGGATAAAAAATCAATTGGAAACAAATAAGTTTCCATATGATACCGTAGTTATTGATACTGTTAATCGTATCAATGAATGGATAGAAGAAATTGTCTGTGCTGAACTAGGAATAAGAGCAATGGGAGAAGCGACATACGGAAATGATTGGGCATTGAGTAAAAAGTATCTTTTAACCATTATTAAATCATTACAAATGCTATTGAGAAAATATGGCAGAAGCTTTGTTATGACCTGCCACGCTAAACCTTCTGTTGTTGTAGATAATAAGATTCAGCAAACACTAGAATTACCTAAAGGAATAACTCAAGGAGTAATATCACAAGCCGACGTTATTGGCTATGTATATATCCCAGCGGGAGCTAAGAAACCCTGTGTTCAATTTGCTGGATATGACGAAAAACAAATGGGTAGTAGAATTAAAGCATTGGCAGGTAAAACCCTGAACTTTGATTTTCAATCTATCCTGAACGAAATAACAAATTATAAAGAAAAGGAGAATTAAAATGAGTGAAGCTACTAACAACTATGATGTTTTAGGTATCAAAGGAAAAAGTAAAGAAATTACAATGGGAGCACAAGTAATTACTATTACTAAAATAGAACCATTCCCATCGGATTTCTACGAAGTCTGTATTAAAGTACATTACATACCAGAAGGTAGCTCATTAGAGTTAAGCCAAATTATTGGTGGTAATTTTAAAAGAGAGAATGGAAAAATTGTTAGTTCTGGTAGTGCATTCACTATTATCAATCTGTTTAATGCCATAGGATTGATAGGATTTGATAGCAGTGGTAATTTAGATGTGCCTGCTATTGAAAACTTTTTCAATAGTCATTCAGATAATCCACTAAAAGTGCTAGGTTATTTGTATCCATACGAAAGCAATGGTAAAACATATACTCGCTTGTACAAAAGAATGTTACCTGCTAATTCAAGTCCAGCATTATTGACAAAGATTTTCAATAGTGATACCTATGTAAAGCAAGGGTCTTCCCCAAAAGCAACTAATGTAAATATTGAAGCTGATTACGAAGTCCCATTTTAATAGGAGGATACAATGATAGCATTTCAAACTGTTGTCATAAACGGCAAGCAGGTTGGTGAAATCGCAAATGGAGTATATATTTCCCATAGAAAATATTCTAAACACTTCTTTAAAAAATACTCTGGCTATGCAATTAGTGAAGCAATTCTAAAGTATTTAGAAGCAATTAATTGCAATATCATCTGTATAATAGATGATGAACTGCATAAAACATTCTTTGCAACGCCAAATGATTTTAAAGAACACGGAAAGGTTATTCCATATTCTATGGGTAAAACAGATAACCAAGTATGTTTAGGTATAAATTACTTTAAAATGAAAAGATGAAATAGAGAGGGATAGATTAATAGTCTATCCCTTTCCTTATTAGAGAAAGGAAATTATGAATGAATATGTTGAACTAGTATTGAATGATGTAACTAATAGAGGGCATTTCATCCCTCTTAATGAAATAAATCGCTTCGTTAGTAATGCAAAAGTAGCATATCGTTCTACCTTTCTATATCAGAGTGATAATATAGAACCAGATTCAGTAGTATCTCCCTCCAGATATATGGGAGACTATAATATTGATACTATTATACTTGATATAGATAAAGGAGAAGATGGTATAGAAGAACTATGTAATCGTGTATTGGCTATTTGCTTATTTCTTCAGGATAAATTAGGTGATTATAACTTTATTCCATTGTTTTCAGGAACAGGATTTCATATTGTATTCTCATCTGAGTATTTTGGTTTTACTCCTAGTCCTGATTTACCTAATATAGTAAGGGCAACTGTATCTAATATGTTTCCCGAAGCCGACGGAAGTGTTTATATCAAGACTGGTATATATAGATTGACTAATACAATTAATCCTAAAACTAACTTGTATAAAATACCAGTAACAATAGGAGAACTATCTAACCCTGAAGGAATATTAGAACTAGCTAAGAGACCCAGAAGAAACTTTGATTGGGAAAGATATAATCTGAAATCAGGAGATAGAAGATTTTCTGATAAAATCATTATACCAATATCCCCGATAATCAGAACTAGTTTTGACCCAATTAAAATTGCTACCTGTATCAATACTATTCTCAATAATCCACCACAAACAGGATGCCGACATATAACAATAATGAGATTAGCGTCCCATTTTCGGAGACACGGATTTCCATTAGAGATATGTATAGCAGGTGTAAAACATTGGTTAGAAAGAGATACATCTGAGCATCAATTTACAGATGAGGAGTTACGTCATATTGTAAGTAATACTTATAATAAAGGATATAGATATGGTTGTAATGATGAAGTCTTACAATCACATTGTTCTCCACAGTGTATCTATTATACTAATCGTGATTATGATTGCGAAGTTCTCGATTATGAACAAATGCACAATCATTACATCACTAGATTAGGAACAGATTACTCGTATAGAACTCTAAATTTAGATGTTCTTCTTAATACCTCTAACGATGCTCGAGTATATCCAGGTGAATTGGTTACTGTATTTGGATTAACAGGAGTGGGAAAGACCGCATTTATGCAGAATGTTTGTGCGGGTTTCGATGTTTATGGACATTATCATCCTGAATGCCAGCTACCTACTTTGTTTATCACAATGGAGATGACCGTAGATAGGATGTATCGTAGGTGGTTACAAATTGTTTTAGATAAAACAAAAGAACAAGTGAATGAAATGTTTCGTACTACGGAGAATGTTCCCCTACCACAAATATCTAATATTCTTTTAAGAGTTCTATCCCCTAGTCTTGAAAAAATAGAAGAAGAAATCAAGAAATATGAGCCACGTTTAGTAGTAGTAGATTATATAGAACTACTTGATGTTGGTTCTAATAACGAACGCTATAAAATCAAGACTATTACCAGACGTCTTAAACAGTTAGCAATTAATATGGATGTAATAATTGTGCAACTATCACAAGTTAGTCGTTCATATTCTCGAGCAGGTATATTGGACTTATACGCTGGAAGAGAATCTGGTAGCATTGAATC